CCTCGCAGGCTAATCCCAGGGCTAAGGGTTCACATGGTTCACGTTGCCGAGGGTGCCTCCGTTCGCTGCCGGAATAGGGCTACATGGCGTCGGCCTCGGGGCCCGTCTTCGCGTCATGCCGCCCGCCGCCGTTCCACCAGCTCGATCAGAGCCAGACTCCCACTCCCCTACGTGGTCCCTGATGTCCCAGTCGATGGCCTCGGTGTTCGCCGTAGGTTTCGTTAGCGTCCTGCAGCGAGGGACCCGGGCAGGTGACCACTGCCCGGGCCCCAGCACTGCGTCACCTCAACGCAGCCGGAAGGAATGGCCGGCGGCGGAGGTCACGACCGACGACATCCTCAGAGGGGTGAGGACGAATCGTCGGGCGATCAAGAGTCCTTGTAGAGCACCTGCGTCCCGTGGTCCGTTCTGACAAGTGCAACCATCCGTCGCCTGTTGGCGTTGTGACGGCGTGCGATACCTGTCGTCGTCCCCTTCCGCGCTTGGGTCACCACCTGGGCCTGGCGCCGTAGCGCCTGTAGCGCCTTGGGCGCGGGCTTGGAATCTTCTTTACGGTCGCGTCCGGGTTGTAACGATCCGCCGGCACCGGCCGGGACGCTGCGGGCGTGCTGCTCTCGCTTTGCTGTGACCGCCGGCTCCCAGAAGTCGACGCGGTCACTCGTGTGGAGATGCCACACACTGGCGCTCTCGTCGGGGGTCAGCTCGGCGAATGTCAATGGCGTGTGGCCGAGACGCTCAGTGATCTGCCGGCGCAGGGCGAGCACACGCGACGAGTGCCCCTCGTTGGCAGGCACGGTGCCGGGCTGGCGCCGTACCGTTGCGAGCAGCGACCGCGTCTCGCGCACACTAACGGGAGCGCCTTCGCGTCGTAGTTCGGGTCCGAAGGTCATCAGAACCCCGAGGGCACGACAAGTCCAGTGCCAGTTAGCACGCCAATATTGGACGGATACTGGTTGACGAACGCCGAGCAATAAACCCGCCAACCGATGTTGACCGTCATAGTGTTCGCGCCGTCGGGCTCGACCCACACATCGAGGGACGGCTCGGAGCAGAACAACAGAAAGTCGCTCGGCCGGCAGACCACGACCGCGTCTTGGTCGGTGCCACTGCCAAGGTCATTCGGCACGGCGTCGGCGGTGTAGACCGGCAGACCGGCCACCGGGCCGAACGGGCCGAACGGGCCAGATGAGTCCTTGGGGCGTAGTCCAGTGCCGGGGCGCTGAATGGGGTCACCATTCGAGTCCGCTTCGGACGCGATCCACGCGTATCGGCTACCGCGCATGATGATCGCCTCGGGCATCAGCCGGCGAGCATCGGCGACTTGGCCGATCGTCTGGCCGATGGCCGTGACGAGGCCAGCCACCGTCGGACTTGCCGACGTGTAGCTCGTGTTGATTGCTCCGGGGATGCCGTCAACCGATGACGTCGAGACGTTCATCACGCCGAGCAAGTTCGCGCCGGTCCCCGATCCCGTGGTCAGTTGGTCCTGGAAAGCCTCGGCGAACGACAGCGCGGCCTCGGTGGCGACGACCTCATCCACGCTGTGTCCGCGATCGAGCCACTGTTGCGACGCGGTGGCCTGGCCGGTGAGCGTGATGACGGGCGACGTCAGTGAGTCGGTCGGCGCTCCGGGATCCTGCGCGACGGTCGAGTTTTCGACCTGCGATGCCACGGCGCCGAACGCGAGCCGGCTCAGGACGAGCTCGAAGCCGTACTGGGGCAGCGGTGTTGGCGGCGAGAGAGTCAAGAATGGCGAGGCGCCGCGGGCGACCGGCGTCCAGACCTCGTCCAGAAGCCACGCAGGCGGGGCGAACTCGCCACCAGAGCCAGTAGCCGACGAGAGGTCGCCGGTTCGCACGTTCTTCGTGGAGCCATCGGGCCGCACAATCGTGCCACCGTCTCGAACCTGCACGCCACGGCGGGCCGCACTGCGATGGGCCAACTCGTCCTTTGCTCGGCGTCCGACCGCGACGTCCTGCGCGTGCTGGGCGAGGCGGGCTTGCGCTGCACGGGGGTCGATGCCGGGGACGGGCATCGGAGACGTCGCAGCGAGCTTGTCGAGGATGTACGAGTGTGGACTGTTGCGGTCGTACGGCCCCGGTTCGCGGATGCGAGGGACCTTCGGCAGCGCCTCCAGGCGGCGGTCGAGCTGCGCGAAGCGCTCCAGAGCAAACTCGCCTTCCGCCTCGCTGGCGATGCCGGTGCCATTGGCCGAAATCAGCGCCGCATTCAGTGCGTCGTCGCGGTCCTGCTTCAACTTCTTACGCAGTGTCTTGAGTTGCTTGTCGCTCATTTGGGGTCCAATCGTTCAATGATGAGGCGGACATCGGCCTCGAGTCGGGCGAGTGGGTCGCCGAGGTCGGCGTTCGTGGGTGGTTCGGGCGGCACCGGCGGCAAAGGGCTGCGCCTACGGCCGGTGATTCGGCCGGTCTCAGGGTCGATGATCGCCGGGAACTGCTCGGCGGCAGCGGCGGCGTCAGCGATGACCTTTTCCGCTTTCCGTTGGCGGTGCTCGTCGCCGCGCACGGCCTGGGCGGCCATCAGCGGGTCGGCTGTCTGCCAGTTCTGAGTCACAGACGGCGCAACCGTCGCATAGCTTCTTTTCCTAGCCTTTCCTGCCCTTCCTGCGCCCTATGACGCTGTCGCGGTCGACGCGCCATTGGCCCGCTTCGTCCCGCCGGCCCGTCAACTCCCCGATGCTGAGCAGTTGACGGACGCGGCGGGACGAAACACCCAACAACGCGGCCGCTTGTGCAGTATCCACATCATCAGTTTGCGACGCAGCGCCCGCGTGGCTGTCACTGCCGGCCAGCGCTGCAGGTGGCGAGGGCTTCCCGCGGGAAGCGGTGCCGGCAATCATGGCTCGTTGTCGCACCACGGCCGCCGCTGACGAGACCACCGCGGCAAGGTCACGCTCGGCCTCGGGCATCTCGACGCGGTTGAGGCGCCACCGCTCGTCGGCATGCATCTTGATGGCCGCGTCGACGAACGGCGCCAGCTCGAGCGGAAGGAGGATGGCCGGGCCGGTGATGCGTGCCGGTGTCATCGGCCTCGCGCACACCTCACGCAGCCGCACGTCGGCGGATGGGGCGTGTCCTGGTCGTGGAACTCGAAGACTGGCGGCGGTGTGACGCGCTCCCAAGGATCTAGCGGTCGCCCGTAGGCGGTTTCGAGGGCCTGTTCCCGCTCGGGGAAGTAGACGTGGGCGTATCGGTCCTCGAGCGGCGAGCTCTGTGCGGCTCGGTCCAGTGCCATCACCATCGCCACGGCGAGGTCGATCTTGCGTCCAGAGTGCTTAGAGACCTTGCTCAGCTGCCCGTCAGGCCGCCGGACGGCGTTACGGACGTGGCGAGCGAGTCTGGCGTCGCCCGAGTGCGTAAGGGTCTTCTCGATGACAGCGGCGGTGGCGCGCTCGGTGGCCGGGATCATGCGCGTCCGGCTTTGTGGGTACTCGACGACCGGTAGACCCTCGTCGGCCAGGCCCTCGAGCTCGGCGACCCATCTCGACGTGTCGGCTGCGACCTCGCGGACCTCGTAGCGCCGGCATGCGGCACGGATGGTGTCGAGCACCTCGCCGACGGGCACTCTCCAGTCGGCGCCAGCGGGTCCATCGGGGCGCTCCCAGACGTCGACGACCTCGACGTGGGGACGATCTCCGCACCTGACGGCGACAAGGGCCGTGCTGTCTCGGTTCGTCGAGCCGTCGAAGCCCAAGACGACCTCAGAACCGCCCTCGATGGCCCTCCTGGGCGCTGCGCAGGCGTCCCGGGCGCCGGCAGGCAGCCATCCGTCCTCGTCGCCGATGCCGACCAGCTGGTTCAGGTAGAAGCGGCGGGCCTCGCTGGCGCGGGTGCTCGGATCCATGATCTCGGCCGTGATGCGCTCGGCGTCGATCCAGCGGGAGTCGCCGCGGGCGATCTCGACGGCCTGGCGCACCGCCGCGGGGTCGTCGAGATCGACTGGTGGCGCTTCGGCGCTGTCGTACATGAGCCCGGCGACCTTGCGACCGCCCTTCTCGAAAGCGTTGAAGGTCGCTTCGGCGACTGAGTCCTCGCCGATCAGCGGGGCGTTCGCTAGTTCGAGGCTGCGGCTGGCGCCGTCACGTGCTTTGGCGAGGTTCCTGGCGATGCCGCGGGCCATCTCGTGGCCTTGGTTGGAGCTCAGCCAGTGATCGGACTCGTTCAGGACGGTGAACGACGGCCGCGCACCCTCGAGTGCCCTCGGCGACGACGTGACGGCCTCGATGCGACCACCAGCAGCGGAACGGATGATCTCGTAGCCCGCCTCGACGCCGTACTCGTCGAAGCCGGTCGGGGCGAGCATCGCCGGGAGCAGTGACATCGTCGTCTTGGTCTGGTAGAGCGACACCGCGGCGATCTGGACCAGTGGCGCGGGGTGTGGGGCGCCAACGGGGTCGCCCTTGGCGTTGAAACCGGCAAAACGGCATGGTCCGAGCAGCTCGAAGAGCGCGATGGGGGCGCCGAGGGGGTCTTTGCCCCAGCCCTTGGCCCTCCGAAGTGCGCCGCGGCGCCAGATGGGCCGGCCGCGATCGTCGAGGGCATACCAGCGCAACACGATCCGGAGCTGCTCGGGGGTCAGCTCGAGCGGTTCACCGGCGCCCGGGCCGTCCGGTTGGAGCAGATAGTTGGCGCCCCAAGAGGCCATTTCCCAGCCCAAAGTGCGGCTCGGAGTGGTGTCGGCGATGGTTCTAAGGGTCCGCCATAGGATAATACGCGCGTTATAAACTCTTGATGTGGAGGCGACGTCCGAGGAGCTGGTCTGGTATTTCGAGACCGTTCTGCCTCACGTCAATG